GGATTTACCTCTGTTCTTCACCAAATATTTGTCCACGTCTCTGCCTCTGATCGCACTGCAGTATCACGACGTGCAACTCAAGATCGTGTTCAACGATCCTGCGAATATCCCCGGTATCGACCCCTCGTACGCACCGACCGCTCGTTTTTACGCCGACTACATCTTCCTCGATCGTCCGGAGCGAACTTATTTCGCTCAGAATCCTCACGAGTACAACATCGAGCAGCTCCAGACGTTCAAGACGTCTCCGGTAATTTTGGAGACGTCCGCAACTCAGACGCTCGATTTGCCGTTTAATTTACCCGTCCGGTACATCATATGGGCGTACAAGACAAACTTGCACGGCGTGTACACGACGAGCAACAACCAGTTCGAGACGAACGATGCGTATGCGCCTCTGGACGAAGCGATCTTGAGATGCAACGGCGTCGATCGTTTCACGACACGCCCCGGCTCGTATTTCAACCTCGTCCAGCCCGTCCAAGCCGTGGCTCAGGCGCCTGCCGCGGGAATTTACATGTACTCGTTCGGCGTCCTCGCGAACGAGCAGGATTCCGCGGGAACTCTGAATTTCAGCAGAATCGACATGGCCACGTTGAGCTTGACGAACAAGGCGGCGTCTGCCGCGACCATCGCGCAAATACTCACTCCCGACGTGACCCTCGACGCTGCGCTCACGAAATTCACCGACGTCGTAGTGTTTGGTGTGAACTTTAACGTGTTTCGCGTGATGGACGGTATGGGAGGCCTTCTGTTCGCAAACTAAATTACTTCTTCTTATTCAAAAACGTATATTCGAAAATGCATAGCACATGTTTATCGAATATATACAAACGAGTATTATGCATCGTCACTCGGATCGTATATTAATTAATAATCAACAAGATAATCCAGATATTCATTGTCGTATCCCATCAACCACGCACAAAATTTTCCCGACAGATAACGATCCATGTGTCCACCAGGACAAAACTTCACCTGAGAATGAAGATTGTTTTTTTGACGTTTCGTGAGAACTTTGGACCCGGCGGCAGACTTGTGATAGCAAAACGCCGGAGTGTTCCAGAACGGAAGACTGTATGGAGTTTTCAATATATTATCTTCGGACGGAACATTGTGTTTTTCTGGAAGTTCTCTCGGGGTGAGCAGTATGTTTACTTTTGATATCGTCTTTTGCTCGTACGCTTTTTCGAACAACGTTCCGTTTGTCGAATAACCACATTTCAACACGTGTTCCTTTCCCGTGACTTGTTTTCCGTTCGTCGTGTCCATATCGAGTATTTGTTCGAAAGCATAGCGGACCTGTGACGGCACCACGCTGTTTCCCATAAATTTTATGAGGCGCTTATTTTCGTGCGAATTCGACGTTTCTTGTTTTGATGGAGAATCGGAATTCCAGTCGAATGTTCGTGATGCCATTTTTTGAATGTTGAGACCTCGCGCTCTGTCGAATGCCAGACAGAACCATCTGTATCTCTGATGAGGGGCTCCTATATGCACATCATTAGAACGACACGTGAACCAACGACAATCGTAACCGAGCTTATCGAGTTCGCTCACGACCACTCTGAGATTTTTCTGCTGTGCCACCACGTGACTATTCTCGAGAAAAACGTAGCGAGGTTCGCATTCTTTCACTACTCTCACGACTTCCGTGAACAATCCGGACGCTTCGTGTGCAAAACCGGTTCCTTTGCCAGCAGTGCTGAAACCGGTGCACGGCCATCCCGCCGTCACGATGTCTACTTTGTTTTTGTATTCTGTTGCGTCGAATTTTGTTATATCTCCGTGAACGGGTCTGTTTTTACTCTTCAGGAATTCTGCAGCATCTTTTTCGTATTCTACAAACGCATACGGCACGACGTAATCACGAAGTCCGTGTGTAATTCCACCGACTCCTGCGAATAGTTCAAGTGCATTCATTTTATGATGTGTATATTTTCTTAGATATTTTTAAACGCATTCAACAAGTTCCTATAAGATTTCTACTTTGAATAACTTCATCTATTTTTTTATTATTTGCGGATGCATAACTTCTATATATTATCCACACACTCGCTCCTTTTATTATCTTTGAGTTCATGATAGTTTTTGCTGCTCTTGTTGGTTTTACAAAAAATATTGGTTGATTCGCCGGAGGTAATAGATTCACGTGACCGTTAAGCAATGACATATCCGACGCGGAAATCGTGAGCGTAGAAGATGTTTTTTCTATCACCGGATTTCCTACAAAAAACGCGTTTACGTTGTTTCTTCCAAATGTCTTTTCGTAATAATCAACACCAAATATTGCCATATTTTTCAAAGAGTCTGTTTTCACATTGTCCCATACTCTCATGGATACATCTTTGTTTCCTTTCTTGTAACTGTATCTCGGCCAACAATAATCGGAATTTTTCTCACGTCTTCTTGCGATAATAAACATCTTATTCTTGAATGATTTAATTTCATTTTCTGCGTCTTTTTGAGTGGTAAAATTGACATTCGAAGAAACATCTAAATATTGCATGTATTCTGGTTTTCCGTTTTTGTATCCTTTTTTGTGAGATAACCATGCTACGTCCACACGTTTACCGTCTTCTTTCGTGAATAACGATATATCTGCCTTAGATGTTATGATTCTGTTACGTTCGGCCGGTCTTGTTATGTACGGTGATAATGCTCTTTTGTCTGTCAATACACGAGCACCATATATATTTGGTATAACATTTGACGTATTTCCAAACTTATCTTTTAAAATGACATCTTTTGGAACATCAAAATGTTTATTCAAATTATTCACGAATAATCTTTCCCAATCTTTTGTAGATTTCTTCACATTTGTTTTCGCTGTAGTAGTTTCTTGATTATCTTTTTTAATCGATGTCGTCTTTGTCTTGCTACTCGTCTTCGAGTCTTTGTCAATCATTCTCTCATTTGTCTCATATGGCTTATTTGTCTTATTAACGAGCTTCCAGGTACTTTTGACATATATTTTCTTGGGACCTTCCATCACATATCTTCGTCCTTTGGTATCTTTTAATACCGATCTATGTTTAGAATTAATCTTTCCTGTATTTGCTACAGGACTTTTTTGTAGATTATTTTCTCGTCTTTTTAATATTTTTTTGTTTAATGCTTCTTGTCTCTTGATTGCTTCTTGTTTCAGTGATTCTTGTTTCTTGATTGCTTCTTGTTTTCGTAACGCTTCTTGTTTCAGTGCTTCTTGTTTTCGTAATGCTTCTTGTTTCAATGCTTCTTTTTTTCGTAACGCTTCTTGTTTCAGTGCTTCTTGTTTCAATGCTTCTTGTTTTCGTAACGCTTCTTGTTTCAATGCTTCTTGTTTTCGTAACGCTTCTTGTTTCAGTGCTTCCTGTTTCTTCATTTCCTCTTCAGATTTTTTTCTGAAAAATCTTGAAAACAATTTAAATATACCGCTGTTTTCTTTTGCAGAAGGAGGTGTAAATGTTTTTTGAACATATATTTTTCGAGTTCCATTCATCACGTATTTTTTTTTTCCATCAGTAAACACCGGACGTTTTTTTGCATCTACTCGTCCAGTATTCATGTTTTATATATATATTGTAAATATAAAATTGTTGTGATTGTGTAAAAAAAATATTAATGTTTAATGACTTTTTGTTCCTTTTGATCATAACTGTTAATCAGCCTATTATTTAGTAGTATTTATTAGTTGTTTTCGTTATTAGAATAATTATTAAAATTGCTACCTACCCACCAATTATCATTCCGGAAGGCGTTGTTATGCTCACGCATGAATTCTTGGTAATCTCCTTCTAGTCCGTCAGGAGTTACTTTTAATCTAAAGTGACCATAAAAGTTATCGGGGCGAAGAACTGATTTGATCTCCGCGTCGTAATAGTACTTTTTAGACTCGTTATATTCCCCGGAATAATCATTATCATCAATTCTTCCATCTAAAAGTATGCGGACAAACGGACTTTCTCGTATTCTTACTTCTATTTCAGGATACTCTTCAGGTTCTTCGATATATTTTTGTATAAATTCTGGTCTTGTTATTGCACGCTCAAAATCTTCAAATGTGTCATATGTTTTATATACTTTAGTTATTAAAGTGGGATCATAAGGATCTCCTCGAATGTTAGCATTAGGTCTAAAATAATTTGGATTTCTGTTATTGTGATTTTCTTTATTCTTTTCAATTTTTTTACCATTTTTACCAATATAAATTTTATTTCTCTCTTCCGTCGTTATACGTCTTCTGCTATGCGGAATTGTGTTTTTTCCCGTATCCAGCCATTCTCGTAATGAATTTTTTGCATACCATACTTTGTTCAGTTCTATTCCGTCTTCCTTTTTCGTTCTCTTGAGAGTTATAGGATCTTTGAATGTCTTTGTCTCTTCTTTCTGCTTAACATATCTACCAGTCTTAGGATTCAAAACTTTCCCCTCCGGAATCGTATTTTTACCATTTGAATACTTTTGAATCATGTTCAACATTTTAGTACGTGTTCCTTCGTTTTTAATATTTTTCATCAGTATTTTTTCCTTCTTTCCATCCTTTGTTTTAAAGAAGAACCCGGCATGTGGATTTTTTAACCCCGTCGTATAAAACACGTTTCTAGACTGCACCGTAAAGTTTGTCTTGATATCCATCTTCTTAGACTTCTCAGTTTTCTCAGTCTTCTTAGACTTCTCGGTTTTCTCAGTCGTCTTAGATTTCTCGGGTTTCTCATTCGATTTTGGCGTCCGTGCATTCTTATTTGAACGTGTATTCTTATTCAAATTCGCCATCTTATTCTTAATCATAACATTTTTTTTAATTGATGGGATACAACAGTGACTATAAAAACATTTTTACATAAAATTTAATCAAAAATAGGTATATTAAATATTATGTCTTTGGTGAGACGTCCTGAACCACATATGGAGTGAATATATTCTTTCGTACGTTCGTCACACAAGGATTTATACAAAACATCAATATCTTTGCCGAAAAATGCCAATAGAGCGCTGTCGAATAAAAAACCAGAAGATTCGAAGAACGAAAATTTCAGTATATATTCGTTTCCCATGACAACTCCGTTGCTTCGCGATAAAAATAGACACCTCCCGCTATGTGGGTTT